GATGTGTTCCCCAATCATCTTGTACACCTTCATGTACAGATCGTATGGAGGACGGTTGGGGTTGTTGGGTGTGCAGTCTTTACCAAAGTAGATCTCCACAAGATCATGGTAGAACTGCTCCGCTGGTAATTCTTCCGGAGTAAAGATGGCGACCTTCTCACCAAACCTTACAATACGGAAGACCATCTCCCATTTCATGAATGAAGATTTACCATAGTTTCCTATTCCGGAAACAATTGTTAAATCACCCTTCACTCGCTTGAAGTGCTTGTCAAGTAGTGGAACTCCTAATGGCTGAGCAGCACGATATCCGTGCATATAGATTTCAGAGGCTTTCTCAATTACCTCCTCGGCGTAAATCACATCCTCTGCGGTGATATTCTCCGCATCTTCTGCGCTGATTACAATCTCAACTTCCTTGTGGTTACTTTTTGTAACCAGTTGGTCTTTTGTGAACTCAGCCGTATTCCACTGATTCATGTTGGCCCTGTACGCGCTACGAATGGCTTGCTTGCATTCCCTCTGGCTGAAACTAGCGTCAGGCACAACGTACATCATCATTAGGCTGTAGCAGGTCTCCTCCATCATTCCAAACCGGCAGCAGCTTGCGGCCAACTTGAATACAAAGTGGTTCCTCTCACCCTCTCGGAACGCATCGCCCTTGGACGTCATCCACGTAAGAAGATTCTTGAATATGGCGTCATCATCGTTAACAGTCTCTGTGGTTGTCTGTTGGGGCAACCTCCTGTCCTCCTTCTTTACCGGCATCTTGGTGTAAACTTCTGCATTTGGATTGTAGTACAATTCGGGGTCATATGACTCAAAGCACAGGCGGGAAACATTGCGTCCAGTCTTGTCAATGTCGGGCATCTCCACCATCAGAGCATCGAAGTGTTCCTTATGCTTAGTTTTCCACTCAATCTGGACGAGTGCTTTTAAGCCCTTTCCTGACGGTGAAACCCAAACTGCGGTAACGTAACTTATAAGTGACAATTCATTTCTCTTTTGGGCAATATTTGTCACATTATCGAAATCAAGTACGATATATCCCGAATGCTCAAGCAGCTCAGAGTCCTTTCTCTTGGAAAAGGTCCCACTAAAACAAACCGCAGGGAGTTTCTTTTTTAACTCGTCGGCCTCTTTCTTGGTTTTGGCTTCCCTCGCCTGTTCAACAAGTGCCTTTGATTTTCCAGTCCTAATTCGTTCAAGTGCGCCCAGTACACTAATTTGGTGTCCTTGCAGGTCGTTGAAGTCTTTGTAGATTGATACCTTACCATGTGTTGTTGTCATCTTGAATAGGTGTTTGTTTTATTGTTTTTGTTTGTGTTTCGTCTTCCCATCTCCTGTCTCGAAGATACCTTACTGGGTCCTTCCAATACTTTCGCTCGCGACCCGATTTGTGGTTACCCATGCATTCTACCGCAAGTGTGCGATCCTCATCAGAAAGTTTGTTCCATACAGCAAGGGTTTGTTTCTTGTCAACCTTCTTGTCGTAAGCAAGCCAAAACTGCTCGAAATTATACTTACTTTCTTCTTTTACTTTATTCTTTTTATTATGTGAGCATTCCTGAGCAGGGGTATGCTCATTTTTGAGCAGGGGGTATGCAGGTTTTTGAGCAGGGGTATAATTAAAAAACTCATCCTCTTCATTATCAGATATTGGCATTTCTGGAGCAATTGTTCTGCTCAAAATGTCTGCGTCTGGGTTTATGGTAAGGCATCTGATTTCAACTTCGTTTCTGCTATTTAACTTTACGATTCTACCCAAAACACCTTTCTGTTCCAGGTCAGCAATAACTCGCCTCACACTGTGCTTGGATATGCCAAGGCATTCGCCAAGGTAGTGGTTTGACGCGAAGCAGTACCCCTTAATGTTTGATAGATTTGAAATAACGCCTATGAGCAACTTCTCTGTAGACGACAACTCCTTACTCAGCAACACGCTTGCAGGAATGATTGAATATTGATTATGCATAGTGAAATAAAAAACCCGCAAGAGCAACTTCGCGGGCTTTTAGGTTGATAAGTAACTTTACTTAACTTCCAACCCTCGTTTACTGTTGCTCTTAGCAAACGAGGAGTGAAATATTTCGACAAACATAAAACAACCACGCAAGGTTGTCAAGTGTTTTCTTCGTTATTTTTTATATGCCATGTTTCGCAGTCCCAGCACATGAACACCTTTTGATCATGGTCACAGTGTTCCTGAGCCTCCTTACGAGTCTTGTAACATCTTTTACCACAGCCATATATGGAGTTTTTCATCATGAAACCAATGGATAATAAAACTAATAAGATTGAGCAGATAAACATAGCGCAAATTTACGCAAAATAGTATTGTTTATAAGCAAGAACTTGACACTGTGTGATTTGTTTGTATATTTGCATCATGACAAACTTGAGACCACCAGACGGACGAGTGTTCGTTAAAATAGATAAGATTCACGGAAAGCAAGTAGACGCAACGATATTGGCAATTGGCAATAATGTCGATGTTGAGGTTGGGCAAAAAGTGTGCGTTATTGGTAAACTTGAAAAGGTTGAGATACAGGACGCCGAAACTTATTCTGTTCAAGAAAAAAACATAGCATTTGTATATGAACAAGATTGACAACTGGAATAGAGCAATAACTCTTATCCAGCGAATGATGGATGAGAAAATAGAAATATACGAGGTCATGAGAATCTTTACTCCAATGGCCACCAAGTCTCGTAGGAGGCTACTGTATTGTGATCCCGCTATAACGTCTGAAGACCTTGATCAGGTTGAGATGGCAATAAAAAGGTACTCTGAAACCCTTAAAGAGATTTCAGACACAAAGGTTGAGACTCGAATCAAGAGATCTTCATTCTTCAAAACACTGCAAGAGCATTATGATCAGAACAAAGACAAAAAATAACTACCTCAAAATCATAGAGGTGTACGAATACTACTTGGAAAGAGAGAAAACTGACATGATTAAGATTGAGTCCCTTATGAGTAATTGGGACGCGATTAATCTGTTTGGAACCTACTCGTCGTTGCGTAGGGGTGTGAACAAAATAAAGAAAAAAACCCCAGTTGGTAAAAAGAACTTTGAAACCCAAAGGCAACTTTTTGAAATATACAAAAAAACTATCTGATGGATTATAGTGATGTAGACATAGATAAGCTCCGACTTATTAATGGCGAGTGTTTAATTGAAGTTCAGACTTGGACAGAGAATGAGGTTAAGTTCAATAACGGAACCTTGGTAATCGTAAACAAGCTGAAGGGCATGATTGATAAACCTGGAAAGGAGGATATCAATTCGCTCGTGAAGTCAATGAAAAAAGGTCGTTACAAAGACGACAAGGCCATGAAAGAGTATATGAGAATGGCCGGAGAACAACATCGTCAGTACGATGAAGACAAGCTGGACATAGAGGCTATGCAAGCAGTTAGAAGGGGGAAACTGGTAAAACTGCCCGAAAAATATGGTGATAAAAACAGATGGGACTTTGAGTGTGAGTTTGATGGCAGAGAGGGAGAAGATGTTTGGTTTGACGCCACGTATACTCGTCAAAAAATTCAAGATGACGAAAATGGGTTTGAGAAGGACGGTAAAAGATATTTGCTAATTCCAAGGAACGCAATATTTGCTGCTCGAAGAAATGATGAGATTATAAGTTTAAATGGGTATGTATTAGGCGAGGTTCTTTCAAACGAAAGAAAACAAGGTGGAATATTTATGCCAGAAAGCTCGATCAACAGGGTTAGAGTAGAGGTGGCCCCAGCACACGAGCCTAAGTTTCCTACCGAAGGTGTTTGGACTAACACCAAATTGAAAAAGGGGGACATTGTATGCATTAGGGATCAGTTTGTTATTCCGCTTGACTCAACACTAGCCCAATCAACTAATTTAGTTCGGTTTCAATCTCGCGTAATACTCGCAATAGAGGAATGATAAAATTAGACTTTAGTAAAATATCGTACAACATTGAGGGCATCCAGGATGACGAGTCGGTAATATACCGTTTCTCGGACCTGGCTAGTCAAGCCCATATTCTAGACAGGTCTGACGACCTTCCTGAAGGGGTTAGCGCCGACAAAGTGGTTCGATATCTCATATATATGTTCGCTCCAGGTACTCCCGTTAAAGATGCGTATCCGGACATCAACCAGCGCAAACGGTATACATTGAACAAACTGAATATCATGGTTGATGACACGGATCCAGACAACGGGTACGCCCAGCTCTGCATGATGAATGTGGACTGGGCGGTGGAGCGTTACATCGTATTCACTCGCCTACAATGCTCTGAGGACTATTCTATCATGTGTACGGCGGACATCAGGATATCGGCATTGCAGAGGGCGCTGTTAACTCAGCCCGTGGACAGATCTAACGACGACAAGAATTTCCAGGCAGGTCTTGAGAGTTGGAGACAGACCCTCGTGGATGCGCGGATGCGTATTATGAATGACGAGACAAGCATTACTTTGCAGAAGGCAATTACGTTCTCCGTTAGGGCTGAGAATTTAGGCATACAGCCAGAACACTACTCCCGCATATGGCGTGAGAAGAAAGAAATATTCCCGGAGATTATACCATAAAGTATTATACCATGAAGTACGAATACGATGAGGAGGACAAATACGTTTCGTTCCATGAGGACGACGACGAGTTGGATACAATTCGTATCCCACTTCCGAGGCTTGAGGAGTGGTACTCGCGCCATTTGAAACGTGAGGTAACAAGGGAGGAGGCGCTTACGTATGTGGACGGATATGGGATAGACCCAAGGGAACAGAAGTTTTCATACCAAGAAGTTCCAGAGAAGATAAAGCTCATCTACGAGGTTGTGTTCAATAAGAAACACATATCCAATAAGTCCAAGTACAAGGATATGAGTGACGTAAGGCTTGAGGATATATACGAGGAGATAGAGTCCAATCAGAAGTATTACGCCATGGAGATTGAGTGGATCAAACTCCAAATCAAACGTAGATATGTTGGTTACTGGTGTTTCATTAAAGGGAAACCGGTGTACCTAAACGGGGCTAACTATTTCTTTCTAAACTTTTGGACAGTAAAGAACTTTGGCAAGAATAACAACCGTCCAGACTACCGGGATTACCAACGCAAGATGTTTCATCTGTTCATGTACGCGTACACCACAGAGGATGCGTTTTACAAGCACAAGATATTGTATAGGGAGGATGGAGTTGTAAAAACAAAGTACTCAAACCAGGATGTAAAGACCGTTGTTGAGGATATGAATGAGCAGGGTTTTGAGTATTATGTTGAGCCAAACGTAAATGTAACTGTCGGTAGAGGGAAGAGAACGGTTCACGGAATTAACTTTGTATCTGGACGTCGTATTGCAAAGACGGCTATAGCCTGTTGCTTCTGCACGTGGGGGACTCTCAATATGCCCGACCAAACCTTTATCATCCAAGCGATGAATGAGGACCAGGCGGTTAACAAAATATTTATCAAGCAGATACAAACTCCCGTAAGCAAACTTCCATTCTTCTTCCGACCACACTATCGGGGAAGAATTGAGGCCAAGGAGGGATTACGTTTCCAATATGAAGGATCAATCGCATCAGCCGCAAGAGCTGGAATCATCCCCGAACAAATGGAATGCTTCATCACACCATTATCATCGTCAGAAAAGGCGGCGGACGGTGAGGCGGAGATTGCATTTGTCTACCGTGACGAGCCGGCGAAGAAAACGGATGCGAAGGCGGCGGACCAAAACATCCCGACGTGGTGGTACAATACGATGAAGCCAGCGATCGAACGCGGAGAGAACATTCGAGGGTTTTGCATTATGCCATCTACGGTGGGTGATATGGACACAGGGGGTGGAGCGCAGTTCTTTGATATCGCTAACGACTCTCACTTCTCTGATCGGAATGAGAACGGAACAACTCCGTCTGGACTTATTAACTTCTTCCTTCCCGGTTACTACGCGGTGGAAGGGTACATCGATGAGTACGGGGCAAGTATTATTGACGATCCCAAGGAACCGGTAATGTCAAACGAGGGAAAGTGGATTACCAAGGGAGCCAAGTCTTATCTATTAAACCAAGCAGACTACTTCGAGCGCAAGCGCGAGTGGCAAAAGCTCATTAAGTTGCAGCAGAACTTCCCCATGAGTTGGAAACAGGCGTTTGCTGTAATACCCAAGGACATGGGTATGCCCATTGAGAAGATGCGTGATCGTATATCTGAACTCAAATTTGCTCGCACGCCAATTACTACTAAAATCAATTTCAAGTGGATGGGTGATAAGTTTGGTGGAGATGTATATGTGGAGAACGACCCGAAGGGTAGCTGGACAATGAGCTATTTACCACCACAAGAACAACGGAATAAGAAAACCGTAGTTACCGCAGAGGAGGGTTATATACCGCCAAAGGCAAGAGGACCAATATACGCTCCAGATCCGTCGGTGATGAATAAGTATTTTCTTTGCTGTGACCCTGTAAAGTTCCACAAACGAAACACCGTGGGTAAAAAGAAGTCAAACGCTGCAGCAGCTGTATTCTATAAAAGAGACAGTCAGATAGACCCAGACACCAAGCCGCGAAATGAGTGGCTAAGTAACGACTGGATTCTTATTTACAATAGACAAACTGAAGATAAGTCTGAGTACCACGAGGAGTGGTTGAAAGCAGCTGTATTCCTTGGGGCGTATGTTTATCCAGAGTGGCCCGATGGGGAGGCTCTTGTAGAATATTTCAGGGATAACGGATTCGATGGTTACCTTTTGAAAGATCTAGGCTCCGATGGAAAGCAAGATGCAAGATCAGGGGTATGGGCGGGAGAAGCGGAGAAAAACGAAATGGCCGGAGACATCATGACCTACTTCAATAACAATGTCAAGTACGTAAAAATGTGGGAGATAATTGAGGAGTGGAGTCAGATGAGGGGTATAGACGACTTGACAAACCATGACTTGTGCGCCGCAACGGGGTGGTGCATGAGGGCTATAAAGAGCAGAATGCCTGATTTATACAAAGAGGCTTATCAGCCCATAGAGATTACGGGTGGATTTGCAACCTTTGATGTAGACTAATTGTTTTCAGCTATTTACTAAAAAAATTACTACATTTGTCATGGCTAACTAAATTTGTAAGATATGCTATTGCCTCAAATGGCTGGAGGGGTGTTGTTTCCAAATGATAACATTCCAGAAAGCGATAAATTAAAACCGGAATTTGGACTGCGCTGCGCAAGAGCTTTGTACTCTCGTTTTTGTGCGGGCGGTACCTATTTTTCGTTTAGCCAACTTCCTGAAATGCAGGAGGTAAGGAATTACGGAGGTGGTATTCAGTCTCCTGAAAAATATAAGAATTGGTTTACCAACGGGTCTCCAACGGGATCTAAGTCTTCGCCAAATAGCGAGGCTGCCGGTATGACCAGGGGTATGACTAAAGGCCAAAGAAAAGCCATGACTAACATTAGTTATGACATTTTCTCTCCAATGCGAAAACTATCAAATGTTCTTCTATCAATTCTTGCAGATAACGACTATAAACTTGATTGTGTTTCTCTTGATAAAAACATCATCAATAAAAAGAAGCGTAAAAAGTATGACTTGTACGCTAAGGCAAATTATACGAACCCTTTAGCAAAAGAACTTGGGCTTCCTGAGTTCAAGTTGCCTTTTGTACCAAAGGACGAGACTATGCTAGAGATGGCTGATCGCCTTGGGTTCTTCAAAACAAAATACGAGGTTGCTTTGGAAAAGCTGGCGGAAGCTGGGTTCCGCTCATCTAATTGGGCGGGTCAACGCATGGATCTCAATAGAGATGCAATAGACTTTCATTTTAGAGCAGCAAAACTTTACAATGACCCCATTACCGGACAAGTAAAATTTAACTACGTTGACCCGGCTAGAATGATTATGCTTTGGAACGAAGATAATCAAGACGAGCCGACGGCAATTGGTCACATTGAGGTTGAGACTATTCAATCAATATACGACAAATTGATTGACGCTGGGTTTTCCGAAGCTCAAATCCAGTCAATGGCAAAGTCGTATGTTCCATATCAAACAACCTTGTCTTCTATCCCACAATGGGCATTTGAACGCAAGGACGCAACAACCAATCGCTGGGTTTGGATGGACTTTAAAGTTTACGTGTTAAAGTTTGAGTATTTGTCTACAGACTATAAACAGTATGTAGAGCGAACAAACAAGCAGGGGTATACAAGTTATCTTCGCAACAATAAGCCGGTAGACGAAAAGAAAAAGAATCCAAGTGACACATACGATGAGGTATCGTGTAACTATTGGTACGAGGGATCTTATATCATTTCCGGTACAGCACAGGATCGCATTTACGAGTGGAAGAAAAAGCCCAACCAAATGCAAAAGGGCTTGTCTCCTATGAGTTCTTATGTAATTCATCGTATCAACGGTCAGTCTCCAACACGCAGCGTTCGTGGATTGCTTGACGACTTGATGTTTGCAGTGTTGAAGTTACGCGCAGCTGTATGGGCCGCTGCTCCGAAGGGATATAGAATCGATGTTGGTGAAGCCGCCAACATCAAGATTGGAGGTGTAGAGTACGATCTATTCGACCTTATGCACATCCACCGTCAGAACGGTATTCAGATTGTCGCTACTAAGTTTAACGCGGCAACAGGTAAGTATGTATCACAGCCTTTGTCAGAAATGGACAACGGTCTTGGTCCGCAAGGCCAAGAGTGGCTTGCTCAAATAGCGAATATCCAGATGATGATTAAAGATCTCATGGGCATACCGGATGCAATGGCGGCAAGTCCAGATCAATCAGCGGAACGATTGGTAGGAGTCATGGAGGCTGATTATGTTGCTGGAAATCATGCCAACTGGCCATTACGTGAATCCGAGCGTCAATTCAAACAAAAACTTGGCGAAAGAATCATTCACCAGGCTCGAATAGATATTGAATATGATCCTAAGATTCGAGAGTTTTATGAGAGCGTTATTGGTGAAACCATGATTAATGCACTTGATGAACTTGAGGGTTTGTCATTGGATCAACTGGCTATTACTTGCAAGGTTCTTCCAAACGATAAAGAAAAGAGCGCGATTCTGCAACGAGCTATGCAGATGTCGCAAATGCCTACAAAGGATGGAGCTGTTTTATTAAGCCCATCAAGCGTGGAACGTGTAGCTCAGTTATTAAAGAACGGAGATGTAGATGAGGCACTTTGGTTCATGGCAACTGAAGAGACCGAGGCTCGTCAGCGCGAGGAGCAACACGCTCAGATGATGATGCAGCAGACAATTGAGGGTCAGCAGCAATCAGCCATGATGAGCGAGCAGGCCAAGCGTGAAACCGCAATGCAGCTTGCCCAGATTGAAATTATGAAGCAGCGCGAGATGGCTAACATGGAACTCATGAAAGAACAGCAACTCGCTAAGATTAAGGCTGACTCAAACTATCAAGTTCAACTCCTCAAGGGTCAACAAGCATTGCAGGAAATACAACTAGAAGCACAACTGGAATCACAATTAGGAAGCGAAATCACAGGTAGAATATAAAACATATGGAAACGAACGAATTAGAAAATCAAAACGAACAAGTGAACGATCAAGTAAATGATCAAGTAGCTGAACAAGTTAATGAACAAGTTAATGAAGAGATAGTCCCACAGGATAGTCCTTGGTTTTCTGCATACGGATACGATAGCGAGGATTCATTTAAAAATGAGTTTGAGCAATTGAAATCTTACAAAACTCTTGCAGCCGAGCTAGAAGAAAGAAGGAAGGATGTAGAGGCAGGAATGGCTCTTTTGCAAGACGCTGACGATCCGTTTGGCGGAATTGAGGAAGCTAAGACTATGGTTGCTTTTGGAAAAAAAGGAATCAGTTCATCTATAGCCAATCAAATTGTTTCTTCCAATCCAGACAGTTTAATGGAAGATCCCCTCAAGGCTTTAATGCTTGCTGAGGCGTTAAAGAACCCAGATAAATTTAAACGACTTGGCCAATCTACTATTGAGGAAGCCATTCGTGAAAAGTATAACTTAGGTGAAGGCGAGTATTACGCTACAGCTCTTTTAAAGTCTGATGCAATCGACGCAATCGAAATGATTGAAAAGACTAAAAAAGATGTTGAAACAGTAAAAAATCCTTATACCTTTGCAAAGGAACTAAGAAGCCAAACAGAAAGACAGATTGCGGAAAGACAGACTATAGCACTTAACGAGGCAGAGTCCTACGGTAAGCAGTTAAAGGATGTACCCTACAAATTCGGCGATACGGAAGTTTCGTTACAAGTTTCAAACGAAGAGGTCGAATCGATTTTGAAGTCGCAGTATGCAGGTTACTTAGGCCAAGCCTTTGATACTACCACAAAGGAAGGTAAACAAGCGGTACGTGAATGGCTAAAGAACCAAATCCTCATTCATAAGGTTCAGTCTGGGGATCTCGGAGTTCAAATTGCTAAATCACTTTCCGCTCAAACCGAAAAAAAGGTGGTAAAAGAAGTTTACAACGGTCAGCCTAAAACGGTTAATCGTGTAGGCAAAAATGATGCTGATGGCGGCAAGTTAAGTTTTGCGCAAAGAGACTTGTTGGAGAGAAATCAACCACTGCCATCGCAACAGTTAAAAAATATTGGTAACGATTAAAAAATCTTAAAAAAATGGCAAATTTAATTAATCAGGCGATTCCTGGTGGTATTACATACGGTACCATCAAGAATAACTGGGATGCATTGAAGGCTGACTTCGATGCAGTAGCATACCTGCCCTTCGGTGACGAGTACTGGGATGCTATGAACCAAATCATCAATGGTATTGGTAACCGTGAAATTGCAACTCAACAGGTTGTAAACTGGTTTGAAATGAACCGCATGGAGGTTCCTTTCACTTGTGAAAACGGTCCTGTTTCTCCAGTAGCTGGTAGTTACAGTGTAAACCTTCCATCTACAGAGGTTGACCAAACTACTGGATACTCATTCCCTATTGTGAATGAAATCTACCGTGCGGCTACAACTGGCGCTCTGTTTCAGGTAATTTCTAAAACAGCAGCGACTACTTCTCCGTTCTTGACCACATTGGTATTGCGTCCATTGTTGACTTCAACTACAGCTGCAATTCCTGACAATGAGAAGTTCTTCTTCGTGGGTGTATCTGTTCCTGAAAACTCTGGCGCACAAGATCCAAAGTTTGTATTTGACACAAAATACAGCTCAAATCTTCAGACTTTCCGTACAGACTCTCTCGCGTCTTCAGAGTCTCTTTACAACAAGTTGTGGTACGATCAGCTTGAGAATGGTGTTCAAACTCCATACTCTAACTCACGTGACATTATCTATATGCAACGTGAACACCAAGTTGGTATCGTAAACAGCTTCTTGGCTGGTCAACAATTCGACAACACTGGATTGAATGCGTTCCAAACCACACAAGGTTTGATTCCTGCAATTCTCGGTCCTAGTGGATCGGGCGGTACAGGTCCTGGCACTGGAAACGGTGGTGTAGTTGTAGACGTTGCTGGTGCATTTGCAATTGAGGATATGTACACTCTGGAGCAGGGTCTTGCTAAACAAGACGGTTCTGTGAAGAACTACATGGTGTGGACTTCAGGTGTTAGCCAGTCTATTCTGGAGCAAGGTTTGCTTGAGTACAATAAGAATGCTAACATTAGCATTAACAAAGTACAGATGGAAAAAACCTTCTGGGGTGAGGGTGCTTACGCTGATTTGATGTCTTCAACTTACTCATTCAACAATGTAGTGTTCAATAACAAGAACTTTGCATTTGTTCGTATGGGTATCTTTGATAATCCTCAAACATTCAACGTAACATCAACCGCAGGTACTAACCCTTGGCCTGGTTATGCAGTATTCCTGCCAATGACCTCTCAGGGTGTTGATGATGGTTTGGGTAACATGGGTAAATATATCCGTCTTGCTCACAAGCCAGAGGCGTTCATGAATATGTGGCAAACAGGTGGTCGTGCGATGTCTAACAAGACAGACAAGTGGCAGTTGGGTGTTCACATTGTTTCTGAAATCGCGTTCAAGTTCATCAACCGTAACAAGTACGGTATGTTCAAGGGTGTTACAGCTCTTGCATAATCTTAATTAGTAAATCAGAAAACGGGGGGCCAAAAGCCCCCTTGTTTTCACAAAACCAAATACGTTATGCTTTTCGATATAAGTACAGGTGCGTCCATACCTGTTCCAAGCTGGGCAATGGAAATTCTAGAACAAGATTTTCCGGATTTTTTTAATGGTAAGCCGGTTAAGATAGCTGTATTACCACATAAAATGGCTCGCAATTACAAGGTGAGTTCAAATGACAAATCAATGACTCCGCGTCTTGTAATTGAGCCTCCAATTGGCACGGTTAGAAAAGCTCGCGGGTATGTACTTGATCCAGAAACTGGCCAACAGATTATGTTGCAGTATTCAACGTCCTTTCCTAGAAACACTAGTAGCGGTATTTCGTTTCCTTTTCCGGGTGGATATGTAACACTGGAACATGGAATGACAATACAGCCTAGTCAATTAGATTTGTTGTTTTATGTCCACTTCTTGTGTCCAAGTGTAGAGGGTAATATGTGCGAATACGCAGATAGCAATCCATTCTATAAATACGACAGACCAGATGTTGATGCTAAGACTAAGATAGAAAAAGTTAAGAAGGAGAGAAACCTTGAGAACTTGATTTATTTTGACACGCCTTATGATTATATTCTAAAGGCAATCAATGGATTAGGCTTGAAAACAAAGGAAACTGAAGAGGAAAACCGCGTTATGCTGCACGACGCTATGAGTCGTGGAACTGAAACATTTAGAAACAACGCGTTTGAAATTCTGAATTCAACACAAAAGAAACAAGAAGTAAAAAGTGAAGAAACTATCCACGAGTTAGTTAATCGACTTTCTTCTGAAGGTTTTATTAAAAATGAAGACGGAATTTGGTATCTTCGCGACCGTAGAGGTGATGGAACAAAGTGGCTCAAGAATCCATTCTTTGAATCAACAGGAGAAAAGGATGCGTTTGCCTTGATTGACCACCTCAAAGTGAATGAAGAATTATTAGGTAAATTAAGAAAACTATAAAAGATGATTAGCACCGTAACCCTTTCGTTCGACCTAACGTACAGAAACCCATCAACGGGAGCGTTAGAACCAAGAGGTATCGTAACAGACTCAACCGACTATGCTGGTTTAGGCATAGACCTTTTGACCTCAGAAGCAAAGGGGCTAGGTGTTATTACTTTTAATGGGGATGTGATTGTAGATTTAAACGATCCAAACGATCCAGACCTAGTAATGATAGATCTTGAAAACTGGGGTACCCAAAATCCTGGGCAAACCCCAGTTTACGCTTTTTCATTGGAGTTAGACTTGAATGGTAATGTGGCTAATGGGGTTTATACTTTTGAATATAATCTGCGATTGAAGAATAGCATTGCATTCTTGTCAATCACATTGCCAAATACTGCCCTTACGGATGGATTCCCATACCGTAATTTCTTTGAGGCAGGCAATGAATTAACAATGGTTCCTAGTGGTGATGATGTAACTATTGTTTCAGTAGGTCCAGAAATCCCCGTTCCAGGAAGTGGTGAATACACGCTTACCTTATCTGGTCTTCAAAATGATGTCGACGGAGATGCCACGTTTGATATAACAAATCTTCAGTTAAGTGGCGTTTACACGTATTCTGGATGTACTCAGACTACAGCGGATGTAAGTTTTACATATGACTGCGAGGTTGGGGATAGCGGATCTTGGGCGGTGGCAAATACTACTGTTCTAAAATCAAACGAAGTCATCTCTTCTTTGAACTGTACGATTAGCTATCCTTCATGGACGGCTTTGACCCCAACATTTGATCCGCGAGTTGTAGTAACATCTCTTCCGTATCCAAGCGCTCCTAATACCGAAACTCCTCTTGCAACAGGTACTTATACGGTTTCATTAACTGAGCAAATTCTTCAGACTCAAACAGATGGCTTGATTCTCCAATATTCTGCCTCTACGACACAAGAGTTTGTGGTTAGTTGTGCTGGAAGCCTTTGTGGGCTTACTCCTTGCATCGAGAACTTGCGTGTAGCCCACGCAAACGAATTGCAGCGTAATCGAATCTCTAAGTATCAAGTGTTTGTAGACAATGTTCTTCTGTATTATGCAGAAGCTCAGAACTACAGGGCTTGCGGTGATACGGCTAACTACAGAGCCACAATTGAATTGATTAAGCAGAATCTCGACTCTTCTGGATGCGAGTGTGCTTGCTGCGATGACAATACTTATTACTGGGTTTCTAATAATTCAGGAGTATCCGTAATCGATAGTTTGGTCCAGTCATTTCAATTTCGGCTGTATGATGGAATTCCTGCGGATGACCAAGACGTTACTCAAGGTGTTCAAATTGGCGCTTTGTGGCAAGATTTCAATACCGGTATTATTTATCGTTGTACAGACAACGAGGCGGGAGCAGCTGTTTGGGAAGAGTTTTTTGGTCCTGGTGTTGTTGCTGCTGCTGATGTTACTGCTGTTCCTAGTGCAAACTTTTTGACAGCAAACAATGTTCAAGGACAACTTGATGAGGTAGAAGCCCTGGCTGTATTCGATGGTATCAATGGATTGAATAAGGTGGGCAATGACGTTAGATTGGGTGGGGTGCTTGATGCGTCTACAACTATTAATTGCACCAATGGTGTTTTGAAACTTGTCGGAGGCGCATTGACATTGGATATTGAAGCACTAAGTGGTGGTCCTGCTTCTAGAATGACTGTAGAGCAGACCTCTACAAGTGCAGTTGCAAGCAACCTGTTGATCGAAACAACAGTAACTGGAGGAGCCGGTGCGAATGGAATAGGAGCATCTATTTGGTTGAGAGCGCAGGACGCTCTTGGGGCTATAGCTACGGCTGGTAAGATCATAAGCACATGGGTTGACGCTGCAATCGGTAATTCAAATGTTCAGCTTACAACTAAACTTGGTGGAACTGAAAGCGTAGGTTTTACGCTAAACCCAAACAGTTCTATAACTCTCAACGAGTATGGAGCTGGTACATTTACGGGTGCTGCTGAGTATGGCTTATCTGTTGATGCCCTTGGTAACATAATTGAAGTTCCTCCTGTAGCTACTTATGTCGGCAGAACAAGGCTTTCTGGGGGTGCAATTTTATTAGATGAATACGCGAATACAACCGGAGCTACTATCTCAATAAGCAATACAGGGGTTGGGGTATACACGATAACCGCTTCTAGCGGAGTGTTTGCAACCAATACAGTTGCATTTGTTCAATTACAAGGGGCTGCTGGAGTTGGTTTTGCAACAACCGCCGTACCCACTAGCAGCACGGTAGTCATTAGGACGTTTAACGTATCGGGAGTCGCGGATGATGCGGTAATTAATACAGGTTCATATATTAAAATTGAAAGTTACGTATAATGACTACTAACCTCGGTCAAATATATGATGAGCTTCTATTCAGGGCCGGAAAGGACCTGAGGGGCGGCTACATCACGCCCGATGACTTTAATCGTGCGATCAACATTGTTAACCAGCGTTACTTAAATACACTGGTAGACAATTTTGAAGACAACCGAGAGATTACTAGTGACCTTCAGACGTTTATTAAGACCTTAGGTTCACCTCAGTATCCAGCCCTTTCGTTCACTCCTGTTTTAGCAGGACGACCAGAACGTGGTGGATACGCGACCATTCCCGCTGACATTTGGTATCAGGCAACTGCAAGTTTCCTTGAGATTCTGAATAAGGAGTGTTCATACGAGACTAACTACCGCAGCGTAGAATTTGTGAGCCAGCACGAGTTTGACGCCAAGATGCGTAACTCGATTACAAGTCCGGTAGACAACCCACAAGAAAACGATCCAATACTTGTTACACGAAATGACAAGTATTTCATTTATCCATATATGCCACGGATAACATTTACATACATACGAGAGCCTATTCAGCCTGTATTTGACTATGACATTGTGAACGGAATTCCCGTATATTTACCACCGGGTACCTCTCATACAAATAGCTCTGTACAAGCAGCGGGATCTCCTAGCTTGAGCGTTGAATTTGAATATCCCGAAAGCTGCGTGGACCATCTAACTGATTTGATTAAAACTTACATCGGTATTGGTAACGAAAACCAATGGAACATTCAGACTCAAATGCCAAGTAAAGTATGATCACGAAACGTCAAGCTATCGAATTAATACAGCACAGGTTGACTGGGGGAGATACTCCAGAAGATTTGCGCCGTCTGTATCCGCGCTCAATCATTTCGCGTGTAATCAACTTGGCGCTTTCTGATATTGTAAGCCGCGATCCATACAGCGCAAGCGACATGGCGGTTCCGTACACGTTTACACCCGCTACTGATGCCCAAGGTTACTATGTAACCCTCAGCCCACAGCCAATTGCGGGGACCATGGCAATCTTTAGTGTGGAGGATGAGTCATCGGGATTTAACGCTTACTCGGTGCAGACCAAGGCGGAATCAACAGCGCTCAATGTACTGCGCGGCGGAAACAACTCTGCGGCAATTCTTTTCAAGGACAAGCTACGTTTTAACAAGAAGCCAACTGGAGACGTGATAGTGACCATGGTTCCAAACGTGTACCAGATGGAAGACGACGATGTCCTTATCATCCCAAGCGACGAGACAGGCAAGGGCGAGATGATGCTGTTCCAAATGTGTATGCAGGTCTTGTCTACTCAAGGATTCCAGGACGACTTGAATAACGATTCAATTGACGCTCAGTCACTTGCTAAGGATACATCAAGATTATACAGTAACGGATGACCATTAAGAATATAAAATACATCGCCACATCGGCCCTATATCGTTTAGGGAAGAATCCTGCGGGCCGTGAACTTACGTGGATGACACAGGTGGCTATCGATTACTTGAGCGAGAAATCTCCGTTAGATGGAAACGTGTCTCTCAAAACTATCAATGCAAGGATTGATACGGGTGCGCGTGTATTCACAATGCCAGGAGATTGTATCCGCATATCAAAAGTTGGTTTAAGATCAGGAAGAAGGGTTTATACCTTAACCCCCGACAATACGCTTGCTTATCCTGAAGAGTTTTTCACGTGTGAAAGTGACTCATCGGATCCAGTGGTATTGGATGGGTTTTTCCCATTTGGTTATTTTGGTTACTTCTCCAATATGCCAAACTATACTATTGGCGGTGGACGCAATGAGAACTACTACCGCATCGATGGCAACAACATTATTTTCGATCACAATATTCCAGATGGGCAATTGGTAATCGAATACTTTTCGAATGGCGCTGAAGTCAATGAAAATACAATGATTGATACGGCTTATGCCGAACCATTCCGTTTATACTTGATGAGCGAATATTGTTTACACAAAGGGAACGGAGAAGATAAATCGAAATACAAGGAATTGCAAATCCAATACGAAGCCGCACAATGGAGCGCAAACTTGCTTGTCAAGGCTCCACGACTAAGTGAAATGATTGACGCACTTGCACAAGCATCAGAATTTAATCTAGGATAATGGAGTTCAACGAAATTATAACCTTTACCGGCGGTATAAACACCGACGACACCCCTCAGAGTATGCCTAAGGGCGATTATCGCGACTTTTCATACTGTAGGCTCGGTTATAACTCAAGTAACGCATATGCGGTAGAAACCTCCTACGGTACTTTTGAAATCCTAGATGGAACGTTAACTGCGGCAGATGAAATCATAGGCGCAACTACATGGATTAAAAGAAACGCAATTGTTTACTTTGTTTACAAGGGTGATCTAAATCATGAGATTAAGATCTATGAAATTGATCAACAATTAATAACTTCTGTTATATCCGATCCGTCCCTTAATTTCAGCAGGGAGTGGCCTGTGTTTCATGCCAATGTAATTGATGACATTCTTAAATGGACTGACGGAAGGTGGGATGCACAGATGTATGAGGACGATGGGACTCGTTTGTTCAACCCTCCTTATCAAATCAATTTGCAGAAGGCTCTTGACGGATACTATACGACCGTTGACTTGCAAACGATTGACGCAATTAAGTGGCCTTTAGATCCGCCTAGTATAGAATATATAACCGACACAACAAGGAATGACAATAAACTTAGGAAGAAACTCTTTAAGTTTATCATTCAGCCTATTTATGAAAACAATGAGCCTGGGGTTTGGTCGATGTACTCTACTCTAGAGCTTCCATTTCAATCAGAGCTTATTACGGGAACCAATTTCATGTATCTCAATAACGATAATGGAATTAGGATAAGATTCAATACCGGACCGAAAATCATAAGGAAGTTTAACATTGCTGTTCAACAATTTGATCCTGAGTCGTTTGGAGCTGAAAATCCATTTGGTATATTCCTGGAGCTGGATAAGGATGTTGATACAATACCTAATAACACAGATTACACTACCGTTTATTATGGCGGAGTAGCTACTAAGCCTGTGGATCGAGTTTTCCAGAACTATGACAGATTGCCAATCACGGCTAACTGTCAAGAGTATTTGCCTACAAGTCAATTAACTTATACTAATTTCAGGGAGGGATACGACAAGATCAATCTTGATGTAACCATGGATTATCAAATCCGTGAGATATTTTGGGTTCCATTTGCAGCTATAAGTTTAAATCTGAATTACCCAGAAGCGGGAGGGGCGGCATCTTTCACTACTATACCGGATGATTTCGACGCGGAGGATCAATTTCCATGGGTTGCTGGTATAGTTTTATTTGGGCCATCGCCAACCGGGTCTTCAATTGGTCAGATAAAATATCAAATAAGTTTTAATGATATCCAATTAGCTCTTGCAGAACCAAGTGTATACGAACAGAATAGCAGGATTGTACAGATCATTGGGGACGCATTCATGGATCAACTTGGATACTTACCAGGCACAACTTCAGCTCCTAGTACCTTTGTAAGATATTCTTTTACAGCATTAGACACAAACGATTTTGGACAAACTAATCCAACGGTAAGAACTACAAGGGCAACAAACCCCACGCCTTCTTTAAAGGTTGGCGCGACACACCGCTTTGGTATCGTATATGGAGACAGGGCATATAGGGATGGAACTGTTTTGACAAATGATTCTATGAATCTTTTTGTACCTTGGTTTTACGACATACCTAGGGATGAACTTATCAATCCAGAAAATCCATTTACAGTAAGACCAAGGTTAACAATCAATCATCAGCCCCCGATTTGGGCTACTAATTATTGGATCGTTGCTCAGCCCGCAAATGAAATATTGAGCTTTGGTCATTACACAATAACAAAAGCGCTTCCTTATCAATCTGCCGTAACTATTGATACAGTAACCAATAACAGGTACATAATAGAAATAGACAACTATTATCAAAACACGTTTATTGGGGCAAGTATAAACCACCAGATTAAAATAGGTGACAGGGTTAGATTTATTAGAACCAGGGGTGCTGGTGTTGATATGGATGGGACGGTTTTAGAGTACATTCCATACATTGAGTTAGAGGTTTTGGACTACAATCCAGTTGGAGGTACTTCTAGCAACCAGCAAACAATACCACGTCAACAAATATTTGTAACGCTTTTTGACACAGGTATAATTGAGCCTGATTTTCTTACTAGCGCAGGTAATCTTTTCGGTCAATTGATTGAAATATACACACCAAAGCCGGCAGTAGATGATAATGGATCATTGTTTATATCTGCGTTTAAGGATGTTTACGGTCCATTAGAGGTGGTGAACCCTCACACTGAAGATAGGGTGCATGGAATTGGTTTTGAGTGGTACGTGAACATTGGAAGAGCAGGTGGAGGGTTAATTAATTTCTACATAAACAACGACGCTAGTAATCTTTTGTTTACTCTTTGGAGGGCTTATGTGTATGGTGTTAACGATGTACTTTTAGATATTCAAGTTGTTATAATTGATTCCGTTGTATACAATCCAAGTGATAATAGGACTGAGATAACATTTGAGGGATTAACAATAGACCCATCTTTTCGGTATGTGACACTAACTCAAGACGTTCAACAAGAGTATGTTGATGGAGTTGAGGTAAGCAATGGCTTGATAAACATAGCATACGGAGATGTTTATGTTAGACAAAGAAGATACGGAACCGGCTTGGCTGGAGAAAGCGCCTCATACTATTACTTTATAGAAGACCAAAATTACTCAGACTATTGGTTGAGTAATGTCCACAATACCGGTCGAGTTAGGATTCAAGATCCTAATGGCAAGATGGTGAATCGTATCGCTACTTCGATACACTCAGATTCTTTCATTGCCGGAACTCAAATAAACGGGCTTTCATCGTTCTCTTTAGCTAATGACAATATCGAGGACATGAATCAGCTCTTTGGACCCGTGGTAAGGACTTATATGTCTGGCCGGGAAGGTAAGACCCTCAAGTGTCTTCAACCAAAGAAAGAGAACTCGATTTACATTCAGTTTTATCCAAACGAAGTTGGATCAGACTCTACGGTGCGTGTATCAAATAGAACCTTTGCGTCATGGTTTGATTACAAGTCATTGTTTGGTTGTTCTAACCCAGGGGCTAACGCCATACTTCCGAACGGCTCTACAATATATTTTGACAACAACTCCGGTACGTTTATTTACTCAGGAGGAAACGGTCAAACTATTATAAGTGAGATAGACCCGGATTCTGGCAAGGATTACAAATTCAGAACCAAGACAAAGGCTCTTGCTGCTGCGTATAATTCAAGCCCTAGCCCGGTAGTTAGGACATACGTGAACGAGTCTGTTGGCGAAGTTGGCTTTGCCTTTAGGTTCGATGTTCCTTACAGCGGAATAGCGTTTGGAGCATTTAGCCCACCAGGATCTAATGATCCATACTTCAGGATTGATGGAGACGTGCAGTATTTGTACGGTTATGACATAGTAATAAAATTCTCTGCGGAAAACGAAGGAAGTGGCAACCTCTATGTGGGAACGATCAATTATGTGTTTTACGATGAAGAAAACGACTATACTCTAATTGGTCTTGATGGAGTCACTCCTAATATAGCCGATTTCAATATTGCGGGCAGTTATTTCACCACTAGCGGATTGAGATATGATCACGTCGTGTTTGATTATGTCAACATGAGATGGAGATCGACTTATGACTACAACTTCCAGCAATTCTGCAACCTTGGTCAAACTCTAGTTGGATGGGGCGCAAATAGTGAATTGTACGTACACAATCGAAATGGACAATGGAATTTCCACGGCCAACCGTTTACTCAAAAGGTTACGTTTGTTTCAAATGAAAACCCATTAGCTGTCAAGAGGTATCAAGATATTATTCTGGTTTCTGACAACTTATTCTCAATTGAAGCAAGTTCTGAACCCAACAGGAGTTACCCTCTTGGCATGAAAACTACCATGCCTGAAAACCTTCTCAGCACTTACGAGGGGTATGGAAAGGTGAATTACAGAAAAAATCTGTATGACCCAAAGTTTTTCATTGATGCAAATACGTGTACTACTACCTATGAGCCTCCATTGAATCCTATCAACGGTTGGACTATGCCTGGCGATCAAACGTATTTGTTGAACAATCCACCAGATGTGCCGGCTGATATTATTACCATTATCCAGCTTGACGGAAATATCTATACAGGTCAGGTTAATACTGCTGTATATGATGATATTTTGGACATTACAACAATCACATTAATAGGTGCAGAACCAAGTACATTTGGGGTAGGCGGAAGTTGGTATTATAGCGAAAGAGCTTTGGTAAACGGACAGGACATGAGGGCGAACGCTTTAACTCATACGCTGGAATACAACCCAGTAACATATGATGAAAGCTCGATACTCTTCTCTGTTGGAATAAAGGGTGTTTTATCTTAAATTTGCGAACTATGGATCCAATTACAGCAATAGGATTAGGACTTTCAGCCGGGTCAGCAATTTTTCAAGGCGTTAAGGGTATTCAACAAACCCGGGAGGCCAAGGATATGCAGAAAAACCTTGGTGCAAGGGTGAATTACCAGATTCCTGAAGAAGCAAGAAAAGCTCTTGGCCTTTATCAGAACATGGCTGTTTCTCAGTCCATGCCCGGTCAGCAGCTTATGCAGAACATGATCGATATGCAGCAGGCTAAGGCATTAGGTGGAGCAACTCGTGCGGCCACATCATCACAGGACTTGCTTGGGGTTATGAGCAACCTGGGCGAGCAGGGTATGCAGCAGCAGCAGGAACTTGGTTTGGCGGCAGCTCAAAACTACACTCAACGTCAACAAGATTTGGCGGGGGCTTACGGGACCATGGCTCAATATCAAGATAGAGTAACAGCTGATAGACAACAGGATTGGTATGAACGCGCAGCAGCAGCAAGAGAGATGAGAGAGGCGGGCCTTCAGAATACCATGGGCGCAGTTCAAGGCTTGGGTCAGATGGGAATGATGGCAGCTATGGGTGGAATGGGCGGAGGGGAGGATCCAAGGACTCCAATTGGTGATATCCCTAAAATGGAATATAAAGCAGCTCCAGCTTCTATCCCAAATCCAACATTTGGACAACAACCTCAGGGATTAATGCCTTCTAGATATTACAATTTAAGCACAAAAGCATCAATGCCTCTCAAGGATATGCAAAATGCTCTTAACATGATTAAATTTTAATTACAATGGCAGAGATAGCAAGTCAAGGCAGAGTAGGAGAAGGCGGCGGCGGAGAGGCGGTCGTATTTGATACGTCTGGATTTTTCCAGAACGTATACAATATGCAAAAGGATTTGTATGCGCGTCAGGAAAAGAAGAAGGAAGACTTTAAGCGTCAGCAATCCACATGGAATGCCTATCTCGATGATATGGGCGATGTTTGGCAATCAGATTATGAATACGTAAATAAGGCCCTGAACGAATACAACGACTACATAATCGACCTGAAGACTCAAGGCTTGGACCCGGAGGCTTTAGATCCTACGATTATGAAAAAAATTAAGGAGCTTCAGAATAAAGTAG